GCTTCACCGATAGCATCTAATTCATGCTCTTGTAGACGTTGATGTCCCTGCTGTAGAGCAAACTCTGCTTGCATCTTAGCGATAGAGACTTCAACATCTAACTTCTTCAGTTCATGTTCTCTTTCAAACTTCCTATCTAAGATCTTTAAGACCTCTGGAGCAAGACGAAAGACACCACCGATAAGAGCACCAATGAGTTCAAACATTGATGAAACCTCCTAAAAGGTCTCCAACAATACTGCTTTGCTTCATGGGTTGTTTCTTCTCAGGCTGTGGAGGAGGCTGTGTAAGGTTTCTAAGCTCATCCATCTGCTCTGGTGTTAAACCTTGTGGTGGTTGATCCTGTGTAGCCGCTTCAGGAGCACCAAAGTCTGATGTTGTTACACGAGCATCATTGTATATTTTTGCTAACTTAGCAGCAGCAGCACCTGTCATACCTGTTTTACTAATCTCTTTCTCTAAACCAACTAATTGATTAGCTGCTTTAGGGTTAGTGGCTATCTTAGCTAATATCTTTGGCGTTAAAAGTACACCAGCACCAACAGCAGCACCAAGTAAAGGATCTTGATATAGTGCTGTTCCTGTTCCTAACACAGCAGCAACAGAACTAGCAGCGTCTGCTTGTTTACCAGCAATAAACAAAGATAGACCTGATCCAGGTGTCTTTGCACTTAATTCAGCAGATTTACTTAATGCCCTTATGCTGTTCTGTGCTTCAGGGCTAAGTGCTTCTTCAAACGTCCTACGAAACTTAGCATCTTTTCTAAGCTTATCGTTGATGTTAACAAACTCTTTAAGCGTATTCTCAGCACCTTGTTCGCCTAAGAAAGACTCAACATAGCCTCTATTCAATGATTGTTGAATAGCTTTACTATCTAAGGCAGGATCAATCGTTTTAGCTTGTGCTAAAGCATCTTTAATAGCACGTATCTCTGATTGGTTACCAGCTTTGTATATAGCCTCTCCAATACGTTCAGGCTCTTTGACAAGTATCTTAAGAACTGTTTCAGGAAATAACTTATCTAGTGATTCTTTGTAGAATTGCTGTGTGCTACGATAACGAGCAAGGAGTTCTGGGTCCATTTGTTTAGCTGATGTATCCATCGCATCGTCAATACTTTTAACTGCTTTGGACAGTTCAGCAACAACAGGACTATTCTTACCTACTTCTACTTTGAGATCACGTAGACGACTATTTAAGATAGATCTTAGTTGATGTGCTTGAGCAAATGATACATCAGAAGATAAATTACTAATGTCTTTTAAGACACGAGCAACGTCATCACCATACACAGCAGCAGGATTACCTGTTTCTGTTAACTTCTCAGCTCTTTTTAGTGTTTCAAAAGCCTTAGACTTTATAGGGTTAAAGTCAACAAGTAAGTTAAAACCTCTAGCAGGTAACTCTTGTTCATAGAAAGGAGAAACAGCCTCAGATAATCTTGTGTTAGCTGTCTGTATAATATCTCTTACACCTTGACCAGCCTGAATAGATGGAATAGCTTCATCAGACACAGTATCAAGAATCTTATCTCTTTCCTGACGTAAAGCATTTAAGTTAGTCTCTGCTAGTTGATCAAAGGTACTTTGACCTGAGAAACCACTACGCCCTACTGATTCACGTACTTTAGCACCTGTAGTGCCTGTGATTTGATATTCTGTTAGCGAACCACCATACTTCTGTAAAAGCTCTTGAGCAACACGTTTAGCTTCTTGTGCAGAAGTATCCATTGGTGGTAATACACCAGCTTTTAACAATGCGTCTTTGGTAACACGGTAACCTTTTCCAAGCATGTTAAAGACTACGTTACCAGTAGCATCTAAAGCCATGTTCGTTACGGAGTTAGACAACATATCTGCTGCTGTCTTTGTCAGAGGCACTGGCATACCCATTGCAGACTTGACACCAGACTCTAGAGCTGTTCCTGTCGCTGCTCCAAGACCAGAGCCAATAACACCTCTAACAGCTTGTTGCGCTAAAGCTCTACCTGTCATAGCCCCTTGTGGGGTTCGTGTTGTAGCTGCTCCAATAACACCACCAGCTAAACCACCAATATCAGGTAATGCTTCTATGGCTAAATCAGTAAACGTCTTTCCTGGTTGTTTAGCACCCTCCATGACTGATGTAGGCTGTACTGGTGCTGGTGCTCCTTGAGAACCTAATAAACTCTTAAGTTCATCAAGTTCTTGAGGTGAAAGTCCTGTTGCCATATTAGTATCCTAATTGTCTACGCTGTTCAGGAGTAGCTCTTTCTAACAACTGGTTAATTCTCCTAGCTTTTTGTCTTGCTTCTGTACGAGCACCTGCAAAATCAAAGTCATTAAGATTTTTACCACTACGTTGATAATCAAAAGCTTGCTTATATGCTTCTTTATCAGCAATAGCATCTTCACGCATACGACCAAGCATAGCCTGTAGTGTTTGCCTAGTCATACCACCAGTACCAATAGCCTCTCTTAAGAACAACAATTCTTTTTCAGACAAAGAACCAGGAAGTGTTCGTGCCTGTCCTTGAGCCAGTTTAGCTAACAACTGGTTCAACTGCTCTGATTCTGTTGTTCCTGTAACTGTTACACCAAGAGCATTAGCAACCTGCCCTGCTTTAAGAGCAACACCGCTACCAACACCAGTGAAAGCATTCCCTAATACTGAACTGATTGCATTAACATTGTTAATTACTGAATCAGCATTAACAGCAGCATTCTCAAACTCATTTAGTCTAGCTACTTTTGTTTTGTTGATGTCTTTTTCTTGAGCTGCTGATGCAGTAGCACTAACATTAACTTGTGATGCTTTATCAATAGACTCAACTTTACCTGTTCGTAGGTTCTTTTGGACAACAATCTTCCTACCATCAGCTCCTGTTGTTTCATAGGGATCAGAATACTGTTCAGGATTAGACGGAACTAAGTCTTTATAGTCTCTTGTTTCATTAAACTTCTGAATACTTTCTGGTGTGAACTTATCAGGACTTACTGGACCAATTGGCGTTCCTTCTCTCTTAGCCTTTGCAGCCTCTGCCAAAGCCTTCTCAGTCTGTGCTCCTTTCAATCCAATCTCTGCTTGAGTCTTAAGCGATGTAGCTTTAACATCTTCATACTTAGCTGCTGCTACGATAGCTTTGTCAATCATACCTCTGGACTGATAAGCATTAATCAATGCAGGGTATAGCTTCTCAGAGTCAGTGAAGTCAACACCACTATCCTTCAGTTCTTTGAAGATAGCTTCTTGCTGTGCTGCTTCCTTCAGCCTAGGATCTTCGATACCGAACAAACCACCTAAGGATCTAGCAGCTCTTTGTGCAGACGTTATACCAATATCAGCAACACCAGCCCAACCAGTCCTTCCTTGTCTGACATTCTGCTGATCTTGTTGTTCAATGGCTAACTGTGTTTCTGCAACACTAGGGCCAAATAAACTTGGTTGAGCCATTATTAAACTCCAATCTTAGTGAATGCGTTTGTAAGCAGGTTTGTTAGTAACTGACTACCTACATTAGATCCAGCCTGTACGGATCCTGCTTTTAATCTGGCTATCTCTGCTGCTATATCAGATTCAGCTCTTTGACCTGCTGTAGTCAGTAAACCTCTCTGGTAGGCTGTGTTAGCTGCTTGTTGACCTAATGTAGCACCTAACTGTCCTGCTGCAAGTTGTTGCTGAGAAAGCTGCTGTAGAGGTGTAAAGGCTGCTTGTGCTTGAGACAGTAACGTACCACGTTCACCTAATGCAGCCTGTCTAGACTGTAGTTCACGCTGTAGTTGCTGCTGTGCTATAGCCTGTTCCTGAGCTAACAACTCTGGTGACGTACCACCATAAGCAGAACCACTTACACCCAATCTACCTTGCGAACGTAAACGTTCTTCAGTGGCTAGACGTTGACGTTCCTGTGCTGGTGCTGACAATGCAGCTAACTTGTTGTAATAGTCCTGAGCTAGTGTATCAACATTAGTTAACTGTGCTTGTTCTGCTGATCCTGAAGCAGCCTTTAACAAGTTATCTACTAATGTTTGTTGATCAGGGCTGAGAGAAGTCTTCATTGTACCGTCAGCAAACGAAGTACCAAATAAGTTTGTTGTTACGCCATAAGGAGTAAAGTTAATACCACTAGCAGCATCCTTATATGCGTTTCTAATATCTGTCTGAGCTTTTGATAACTCAGATGCTGCTGTATTCCTAGCAGCCATATCAATACCAGTACCTAACAAACCCTTTAAACCAGCAGCATCAGTGATACCAATTGTTTTTAGTAAATTACCTAACGGATTATCACCAAATAAGTTAGTAGGTGTTGTCGGAGTAACCCCAGGAGGGGTTGTCCCAGGTGGTACTACCGGAGGTACTACTGTAGGTGTTGTTGGTGTAGTAATCAGCTTGTCTGTATTCGTAATAACATCGGTTAAAGCTTCCTCCCCTGTAGGTAACAACGTAGTTGCACCTATACCGCCTGCAATAATCTCAGGAGGTATGATCGACGGTGGTGGTAGAGGTGTTGAAGTTACTGTAAGAGAAGGACCACCACTAGGGGGTGTAACTGTAGCTGGGACGGTTGCTGCTAAACCAGCATCTAATAAACCACCTGTAGTATTTACAATTTCAGGTATCGCTGTTTGACCAACAGCGTCTAATGCTGCTAATGTTTCTGCTGATAAGCCACCAGAAAGAAGTCCTCCAGCAGCTAATCCGGCATCAAGTAAACCACCAGTGCCTGCAATAATCTCACTAACAGCACCAGGACCAATAGCATTGAGTGTAGCTAATGATTCTGCGGACAAACCACCAGCAGCTAAGTCAGCTCCTAAGCCAGCAGCAGCTTCAGTACCAAACAAAGAACCAGCTAGCTGTGGTGCTGCAATCAAAGCAGCCATTGTACCTATCAGTACTTTACCTAATCTATCAGTTGTCTTATTACGATCCAACACTCTTGTGGTAACTTCACCAGTAGCAGGATCTAAGAAGTCTGCCCTGTATTGTCCGCTACCAATACCACTCTGATCCGCATTAAGTGTTGAGATTTGAACACCACCATCAGGACTTCTGAAGGCTGTCCAGTTCCTACCACCAAAGTCTACAGAACCAGTTTTAATGTCAGACTGTATTCCAGGCTGTTCTTGGTTAGCTACTTCAGCATCCCATAACGAGTTCAATGATCGAAGTTGTGTACCTAAGAATTCTGTACTGCCTTTAAAGGCATTAGATACATCATTCAAGGTAGCTTTACCGCTATTAACCTGATCAACCCAATACTGTAAACCACCAGCATCAGGGGATCTTTGAAGCATGTTCTGATACAGGTTACTAATACCTGAAGTTACTTGATCAAAAGCAGTTCTTGAAGCGTCTTCAGACATTGTTAAAGGAGTGTCTTCTAAACCTCCCTCCATCATCCTAAACCCAGTATTCTGCTGAATAGCCATTATATGACCCTACCTGTTTTCACAAATACGTCCAATTGTTGAATAGAAAAGATGTCAGATCCTATGTCAGCTTCAATACCGACCTGAAACACTCTTCCTGAGCCGCTAATAGGTTTACGAATACTATTGATAAGTAAACCAGCGTTGTATTCGTTAATGTTGTATTGAGCAATGTTGTACTCTGACCGAGTAAAACTATCTAATGTTGTCTGTGTTGTTCGATAAGCAGTACCATAATCAGTACCCCATCTGAAGGTAACTCTAGTAGACTGTCCACCGATAACTAACAGAACTAACTTCTTAAGTATCTTAAAGATTGAAGCAGCACCGGCATCAATGTGTGCTGTGTAGTAAGCAAACCTGAATGTTTCTCCGTTATCGCTTGTACCTGTGTACTCAGCTAAGTAACCAGATCTACTTATGTACAGTTTACGATCATTCGTGCTGCATAGTGCTTTAGGTGCTAGTGTCCACACTGTAGTTTTACATGAAGTATCTTGTAGTCTTTGTTTTGTGTCAAAACAGTAGGATACACCTCTTGTAGGTAAACTTAAGAGATAGAACCCATCTTTCTCGTAGAAGACTGATCTGATGTTTTCGTTGTCGTTGTTGGCGATAACATCTGAGATAAGATCATCTCTGACATTTTTAGACACATCGAATATAGGTGCTGATTTTTCTTGTATGACTCGTCCAAGACTTCTAACACCTGTCTCGGATAAGAAGAAAATATCTGTACCGACATCCTGGATAGAATCACGGCTAATACACCCAACTCCATCAATAACCTCTTCTAAAACTAAATTGCTTGTGGGATTACTAGCAGCACCGCTATAGATAACTATAGACTTCTTACAGAATACAATTAAGCGACCATTAAAGGCCGCCAGAGCTACGATACTATCTGTTCCGTTAGTAAACACAGCCTCAATATCAACAGACCCTGAAGAGCCTCCTGTCCAAGCATAACCAATTAAGGTATCGGACCAAGTAACCAATGTTTTGTTAGATGTTGTATCAGCAACCCATAGACGACCGTAAGCAGCTAAGACTTCATTACCTTGTGGTACTGTTCCTGTGTAGCCTGAATAAGCGGACACAAGAGAATAGTTACCTGTGGTGTGGTCGTATATGATTGGTGCGTGAGCACGTTGAAAGAAGTAAGTAAAGCCATTGAAAGTTACTACTTTCCAGTTCTGTGCTGTCCATGTAGTACCAGTGTACTTCAGTGTTAATGAAGTAGTACCTGAATAGATCTTATTGTCACCAATGGTTAGGATCTCTGTAGAACCATCTTCTTTGATGACTTGGTGAATAACTGTAGGTTCTGTGCTATTAAAACCAGAGGATGTATTGACATTATCCCATCCACGCCTAGCAGCAATACGACCATATTGATCAATAACTGCATTGTCAGCTCTTAAAGCAAATTCCTTAGGTAAAGTTACAGAAGAATCTTGTGTATTTAACCCAAAGAATCCTGGAGCAACAATAGTGACTGGTTTTAACTGATCAGCCATTATACTGCTTCCCAGAGAACTAAATCACTCTCTCTACCAGCTTCAATAGAGATATAGTTAGCAAGTGTCTTACGATAAAGATCTGCTTGCTGATCAGATAGACGACCACCATCCTCTCCACGTTCATTGATAGCACGTAGGTAAGCACCTTGGATAACAACATCTGATGGTACATAGATAACATCAGTATCATTAACAAGATCTGCTTGAGGTACAATGCAATCAAACTTCAGTGTGTAAACTGCATCTGGAACAGGGAATACATCAACGGACAATACACCAGCAGAGCTTGTCGTAGCCATAGCATAGCTGCTAGGACGACCAGTAGGAGCACTGAGAACATTTAAGTACATGTTCATCTCTGCTGCTGATAGCTGACGTAGATACCAGTGTGCAGCGGGTATGAAAGCATCTTCAATCTTAGTTCTTAGATTAGAACCAGACAAAGCATAATTCGTTGTTGATGCTGCTGTAGTGACTGTGATCGTTTGACGAAGCACAGACCAGTTCCAAGCATCTTCAACTTCTCTCTTAGCTTCATTGACCATATCACCAATCAACACAGCATAGTCACTATCTGTGATTGAAGTAACTTGGTCTTCTCTAATGCGCCTAAGAACGCCATTAACACAATCAAGAAAGGTAGCCATTACCATTTCACCTTATTGGCCCAGTAAGCCGCTGACATCTTACCTTTTGAGATGTTTTCTGCATGACGAGCTTTAAAGGCTTTGTTCCTTGCTGAACCTTCAGGAGAACCTTTAACACCTTGTTGTCCGAAGCGAATCGTCTTTACTTGATCACCGTCCTTTGCAACAACAATGTGAGATTTCGTAGGATGGTCCGGTGTACGCTTCGGTTTGTTGTACCCAGACACTCCTGCCCTTTCCAATCTAGAGTCTTTCATTTCTTCTTAGCAGTTTTAGCTGCCTCCTTGAAATCTTTAGCTGTTGGAGCACCTTTACTTCCAGGCTTCTTCATCTTTTCACCAGAGCCTTCGGCAATACGCTTACGCTTAGCTTGGATGTTAGCGTATAGTCCTGGTTTCACTTTGTTCTCTTTGCTTCTTTGGCTTTCATCATACACTTACCAGCTTTCTTGCACTTAGCTGGGGTAGGACATCCTGGACAGGGTTTCATCATTTCTTCTTTCCTTTCTTCTTAGCCATACCAGCCTCTGATAAGGCAATGGCAACTGCTTGCTTACGTGACTTAACTACAGGACCACCTTTACCGCTATGCAGTGTTCCTTCTTTATATTCACGCATAACCTTCTCAATCTTCTTTGGTTTTTGTTTCATCTTTCTTCCTTCCAAAGATCATCTGTACTGTATCTGTTTCCCATATCCTGATTGCAGTCCATACAATGGTAAGGATAGCTGCAATAGCTGGTAACAGGTTAGCTAAGGTACCAACAACAGTGATGATTGATAAGGCATCACCAATCTGTTTTACGTGTTCGTCTGCTTGGAGAGCCATCACACATCTCCGGTATTAGTTGACGGGAATGAACGTCCTGCTCCCCATATAATCCTTACACCACCACCAGAACCATTACCTCCAGTAGTACTGCCTGTGGTTGCTCCAGCACCTCCACCACCACCATAGACAGCACCAGCACCACCTGTGGAAGATCCGTTAGATCCTGTAGATCCTGACGAACCTCCAACACCACCAGATCCATTTGAACTACTACCGCCAGATGCGCCACCAGAGCCACTAGAACCACTACCTAATAACCCTGTACCGCCTCCGCCTCCGGCAGTATAGCCACTTCCTCCGGCACTACCACCTCCACCACCACCAGCACCACCAGAACCTGCTGTGGCAGTTACATAACCTGTGTTAGATGTACCACCAATACCACCATTACCACCAGTGCCTGAATAACCTCCAGCACCTCCACCACCAGCGGAATATAATGGGGGATCTGCTGTGGAGTGTGTACCTCCATTACCACCACCATCACCAGTGTATGTACCACCAGTGCCTTGAATATAACCTAAACTATTGCTTGTTCCACCGCCTTTACCACCACCACCTTTAACAGTTGCTGTGCTGATAAAGTAACTGTCTCCACCATCACTTCCATAACTAAAAGTACCGTCACTATAAAAACTTCCTACACCACCAGCACCAACAACAACTGTGTATGAGTTACCAGGGACTACAGTGATGTTATTCTTGTAGCCTAAACCACCCCCACCACCAGCCCAGGCTCTTCCACCACCACCGCCTGCACCAATAGTGACAACACAAACAGAAGTAACTCCTGGTGGAGGAACAAACGTATATGTCCCAGGTGTTGTATAAGCTATCTGTTTAGGATAGTTTTCTATGGCTGTAGTAAGAAGAGCAGCAGAACTCATACAATGCTACCAGTAACCACACAAACAGTACCAGAGATAAAGAATACCGTAGCTAACCCTCTAGTAGCTAAGGTTACAGAGCTTCTGTCTGTGTTAACACCAGATACATAGGCTGTAGTGATGTTAAGAGTGATAGTGATAGAGCCTGTGGTGTTGTTAAAGATCACCACATTCTGACCAGCAGAGAATGTTGCATCAGGAACAATGATTGAACCACCACTACCAACTTCAATGAAGTTACCATTGTCAGTGGTTGCTAACGTATACGAAGTAGTTTTAGCTGATCCAGATTGTGGTATTGACCGGACAGAACCATCAGCATCTGACAAAGGATCAACACCTGTGATAGAACCACCAGTAACGGATACAGCACCTAATGATTGATAAGCTAGGGAACCTAAACCAGAAGTATCTTGTTTGGTTGCAATTGCGGTAGCAATGTTGGTAAACTCTAAGTCAAAGTCAGAGCCTTTAACAAGTTTACCTGTATTACCTGATGGTAGAGAATCTTTGGCAGTAAAGTTGGTTGTCTTCGTATAGTTAGACATTTCTAATCCTCTTTAGATTTCTTTACCTTAGTAGCCTTTTCAGTTTCTTCTTTCTTTTCTTCTTCTACTTCATCATAGTCAGGATGCTTACGCATCTGTGCTACATCATATTCAACCTCAACACCAATTACATTGTTGGACCACTTACATCTAAAGTAAACCATAATGACCTCTATATGTTGAAGGGGCTACAAAGCCCCTCCTTTTTATACGAACCTAGCTACAGCAATCTTGATCGTAGTGGATGCTAAGTTAACAGCACCACCAGTATTGTTGTTAGCGGCAATCGTTACCGTATCAGCAGCCGTGACATCAGCAGTAATACTGAGCCCAGCAACATCGACACCGAACGAAACACCAAGAACAACATCACCAAGAGCAACACCAGGAACCGTAACAGTATCAACTTGTGTTTCAGCATCAGCAACCGAAGCCAAGTCCAGCGTAGCTGTCACTGACCAAGTATCACTGAATAGACCACGAAACTGATCTGTACCACGACGAGAAACAACAGAAGTAGCAGCCATAATTATCTCCTTAGTTAGAGGGGCTGATTAGGCCCCTAATGTTATCAACCAGGGATAATGAGGGCGATACCAGCATCGTTACGAAGCTCTGCAACACCATAAAGGGTGTCAGCAGTGTACAGCGTAGAGAGATACTCTTGCTTGTACTGAGCCTGTGAACGAACAGCCATCTGCTCTGCATGAACCATTGCATCCTTGTGGAACATCAAGCAAGCACGAGGAGCAGTACCAGAAGAGCTGTAAGCTGTGTCAGCGTTCGTAGAAACAAACACTTTAACACCGTATACATCACCGATCTGACCATTGCGGATGGTGTTGCTACCGCCTTGCTCACCAACGAAAGCCTGCTCGGTGAAACGAGAAAGACCCATCATGGTGTTACGAGCAACAGGAGGAACGAGGAAGTAACGCTGATCCATAGGAACATCAGCATCATCAAGACGCTGAATGGTACGGCGGATAGCAGCATCAGTCAGTGCAGAAGCGTTACCAGCACCAGCACCGCCTGAGAAGGCAGTCGTACCATCACCACCGATGTAGGCAGTGGTTGTACCAGTAACAGAGTAGTCACCAGTTGCACCAGCAGCGTGTGAGCCATTGAAGAGACGACCGATACGAACAAGGTCAGTATCTACTTGCGTAGCAAGAGCGTAACCAGCGTCTTCGGTGTAGAAACGACGAAGGGAAGCCAATGCTTGCACTTCAACGATGTCCTCAATCAAACGTGAGTATTCGTAGTGCTTGTTAATTGAAACTTGCACTTCGTCTTCAACGTTAGCCTGAATGGTAACGGCAGTGTTAGCAGCTTTGGCAGCAGCTACGCCACGGGTGGGCTTAGGAATGTGAAGCAGATCACCTTTCTTGCCACGCATAGACATCTTGTTGACAAGGTTTGCCATAACAAGATTCTTCTTGTAGGCAGCGATGATTTCATCAGACCAAATCTCTGGAATAAATTTATCAGCATTGGTCTTGTTAACGATGGAGGAACTACCTCCAGGATAAGTTACAGCAGCCATTTTAAATTTCCTTTAAAATTAAGTTTAACGGACACGTCCATCAGCGTATGCCTGCATGATCTCTGGTTGCAGGTTTAGGTAACGCTCTGGATCTGTCATTTGAAGCCGAATAAGATCGCTTCGACGGTAAATTTTCTTGCTCGTTTCTCCAGTAGCACCATCAAGAGCTACAGTAGCAGCTTTAAGTGTCTTCTCTGTCTGTTCTTGGAGTTGTTGAGAAGCTTGATTAACAGTTTCCTGTTTGATCTTTCTCAGTTCCTTAAACGTAGTGAGTAGTTCGTTAGCAGAGTCAAAGTCAAACTGTTGATCCGCTGCTGCGTACAGCCTTTGGCGAACACTAGAGCCTTTAACCCATTCAGCAAACTCAGGATCAGCAATGACCTGTGTATAATCTGGATGTGATTGAGCTAGCCTGTTCGCAGTCTGCATACGAGCCATCTGTGCTGCTGCTAGTTGAGCTTGCTGCACAGCAGGATGCGTAGCTACTGCTTTGTTAACTGCCTTAACAGGATCGGCAAAAAAATCAGTCTCTTCTTCAACAGCTTCTTTTGCTTCTACCTTAGGGGTAGTGATTTGCCTCTTGATTAACTCATCAGCAAGTTTTCGAACTTCACCAACCTCTTGTGCTTGACGACCAATTAACTTCTCAGCCTCTTGGTGCATCCTTATGATCTCATCTAGAGATTTACCCTTATACTTCTCAGGGATCTCATGCTGAGTAGGTGTTGCTTGCTTTACTTCCTCCGCTTGAAATTCATTAACTTGTTGTTCGTCATCAACAGAATCTACAAATTCAGCCATTTGCGTCTCCTAGTCGGGTTAAACCCAATTGTTAGGATGTTAAAAAAATCTAAGTTATCCCTCGTAGTAGGACTTAGACTGTGCTACTTTAGCAGCCTGTTCGTGTACCTTAGCCCATCGATCTGCTGCACCAGGGAATGAGCCAGTAATACCTTCTAGCTTACTTCTCGGTGCAGCTAATTGCCTTTGTGCTCTTTTACCGCAAACAGGACAAACTACAGTGTTCTGGGTATACTCAACTAAATGCTCTGTTGTGTGACCTTCAGAGCATTGAAAATCATTTATAATCCTCATTCGTTAAATCCTCATAGGCTTTTTCTGATACTTCTTTGAGTGTCAGGAGCCAATCTAAGATGTCTAGTTGACCTTTTTTAAAGAATAGGTTGTTTGAGTCAGTGATGGAGGTGACTTTGTTGTATGCTTCGAACAGTTGTTGAGCATCTTCCATCAAATCAAGCCAACCTGGATGAGAAAATAAGTCAAACCTATTTTCATAGTATCTTTGTAGTTTTTCTTCCATGTTGTAATTTTACCACACCTATTTTGTTGCTGTAAAGCCCCTTGACTGCGTTACTAAAGTGTGATACAATCCTGCTTTTTGGAGACACTATGCAGGCACATCACTTTGCTAAAACATCACTAACTTCTCAGGAAAGGTTAAACCTTGTCCAACACTTAGTTGCTCATGGAAAACCTACTGAAGAGATACGTAAAGCTTTAGGTAATGTAAGTAGACAACGAGTACATCAACTGATTGATAAACTAGTCAAAGAAGGTCGTATCACTGATGAACAACGTCCTCGAACACAGCGTAGAGAGCTTCTAAGACAGAACTATAAGCAGAAATGGGGTCATTACCCAGAAGAGGCATCAGTGCGTGAACAAGATGCCTATCAAGCCTTTAGAGAGAAGTTTAGACGTAAGAAAGCTTCTAACTATAAACATGAATGGACTATAGAGTTTGGTGATCTAGCATTCCCTACTCATTGTCCGATACTAGGTATTGAACTTAACTACTTTGCTCCTGAAAGACAGGAGAACTCGGTTAGCTTTGACCGTATAGACGCTACCAAAGGCTACATCAAAGGTAATGTAGTGGTAGTGTCTTGGAGAGCTAACCGTATCAAGAACGATGGTACTGCTGAAGAACATCAGAAGATTGCTGATTTCCTTAAACAGTGTCAGCACCAATAGAATCAGCAGCGATGGAGTCAGCAAAGATTGCTTCAACAGTTACAACCTCATCCACCGTTGTTGCATACTTACCCTCAACCCATGTCTTGTCAGAGTGGTTCCAGTTCCATTGGTAACCTGCCCTGTCTGCTGGCTTTGGTGGACGTACAACCCACTCATGTGACCACCAGATAACTTCCATACCTTCAGGGCAGTCCGGTGCATCAGGCACTTGTACCCAGCCCTCTGTGCCGTCAGTCTCAGGCTTGGGAATACTTCCGTTTTTACTGTAGAGCATGGTTGGCCTCACTGAACTGGGAAGGGTGCTGTTGGTGATGCAGTGATGGTTCTGGCGTATCCCTTGGTGATACGAAAATCATCAACATAACCATTCCAATCACGACCTGCTGATAACTCTGGTGTATGTCCAAGAAAGAATGGCCTGGAAGTATTGTCGTAATTAGTTGTCATGGTTGCTTGTGTATCAAGCGATCCATTGATATACAACTTAAAATTATTACTTGCTGAACCACTTCTAACAAAAGCTATGTAATACCAAGCGCCTGTGTTTAATGTTGCGCTTGACGTTATGGTAAAAGAACTTGACGCACCGTTATACCAACATATTTTATTTCCTGTTACGTCTGCAAGTATTTGCCATACATTTTCTCCAGCAACGGCCAAGTTGCCGCAAAGTGTCATATAAGCAGTATTGGCAGATTTATAAACCCATCCCTCAACGGTAAAATCACCACCTCCTAATGCTAATAAAGCACTTCCTGGCATGGTTGCACGATCACCATTGCCATCAAAACTAATACTCCCACCACCCCACTTGCTCTGTGTTGTGCTGATCTGAGCATTCCCAACAGTCTCCAAGACATTCTTGGCAGTGGCATCGACCACGCCAGCGTTGGTGAAGTTGAGGAGGAGGGCTGGAGCTGATGATCCTTGAGAGGTTGTTGTAGGCGGTGCTGTTGGAGGATCAAATATGGCAGTGCCATTGGTTGTGCTACTGGTCTGATACGTTGTTGGAATCGACCCAAGCACTGTCCTGATGCTAGATATATAACCAACAAAATAATTACCAGCACCTGCGGATGCTATGGTTTGCGTTGTAAGGGAGGCAAAACTAATACTATTTACTGCATTACCTCTTAAAACACCGTTTACAAATAGTCGATGTGTATTGCCACTCCTTGTTGCAAGAATGTGCGTCCATTGATTCGCCAAAGACGATTGAGCAACTGTGTAAGACACTACTGAAGCAACACCATATCGACCAATTGATAGCGTCCCACCTGAAACGTCATAAGATATTTGAAAACCATCCGTAGCAGGGTTTGTGATTATTTGCGGGAAAGAAGCACTTTGAGTACCCCAGTAAACCCAAGCCTCCACTGAATAATCTTGTGTTCCACTTGGCAGTGCTGCGCTTGATGACGCAATACTAAGGTAATCCCCCGTCCCATCAAAGTACCCGCTACCACCCACTGCTGCTGCTGAGTAGGACTGTGTAGGGGCGAAGGGGGAGAAGGGGGTGACGGAGGTTCCGCTTCCGCTAGTTAACGTAAAGTTATAAGTGCTGTTGTCCTTAAACCTATTGTTTTGACAAGTGAGTAATGAAGTCTGTGTTCCAGTAATAGCGGAAATATTTGTTCCCGCTGACTGAGTAGCCGCAAGAGGAACTATCGGAGGTGTAAAGTTACCTGTGTAAACAACCACGTCTTTAACAATACGGGCATTAGAAATGTACCCAGTGTAGTTTCCGTATGTTCCCCCGCTTAATGCTGCTCCTATGGAAATTGGCGTTGTACTTGCAAGAGAGTTACTTTGCGCACCACTACCTGATGCAACACCGTTTATATAAAAAGTGATTGTTCCACTACTGCGTACACAAGCAACATGAGTCCATGTATTAAGAGGAACTATTGAACTGCTTGTAACAACAGAAGAAACTTCAAATTCTAAATAACCTGTTTGGTTTAATCGGAACGTAAAATTAAAGCCGGATCCATTCCAGTTATGTGCAGATATGATATTTGCTCTAACAGTTCCCGCTGAAGGATAAGACGTACAATACAAATACGCTTCAAGCGTAAAATCACCTGTCCCAAAAGCAAATGCAGTGTCTGTGACAGCATTCAAAAACCCAGAGCCACCGCCATTGAAATAATTCCCCCACCCAGTCTGGCTGAACGGCGAGAACGTACCCTGCGTTGTGTTGCCGTTGCGGGTGATGGTGAATCCTGAACCACTGTTAGCGGTTCCAGAGTCTAAGAACGTATTGTTCTGCGCTCCGTTAGTGCCGTTGCCTGGGAGGAGGAGCGATGTTAAGTTAAAGTACTGGTCTTTTATTACTCCAGCACCACTCATGAGTAAACCAAAGATACCAGCCATAGTTAGCTCACGTTACCGGTGATAACACACTCTGTACCGCTAATGAACAAGACAGTAGCTACGCCTCTGGTTGCTAGTGTTACGGTAGCTTTGTCTGTGTTTGTACCAGCAATGTATGCTGTAGTGATCGTACAAGTAACAGTAAGATCTCCTGACGTATTGTTGTACAGTGATACAACATCACCAGCGGTAAAGGTTGAGTTAGGAATGGTGATACCAGCGGACAAAGAGATAACCTTGCCTACATCGCTAGTAGCCATTGTGGTCGTGGTAGAGCTAACAGGTACGTTTAGGAAGCCAAGCGTTGTATCCGCATCAGGCAACGTAGCAGTACGGTTAGAGTTAGTATTAGCGGACTGAATCGTGTGTGTACCAGTACCGCTAGCATTTCCTTGAACTTTAATTGCAGACATTATGTCTCCTTAATCCATGACTAACCATCGTTGTCCAGTACCTACAGTGACAGCGATTCCGGTGTTGATTGTAACAGGTCCAACGCTAATACCATTCTTAGCGGCAGTGACTGTATAGTTTGAAGAAATTGTTTGATCATTCTCTAAGATCGTTGATGATCCTCCACCACCGCCACCACCTGTGGCAGATAACGTACCAGCAGAGAAACTTAACCCAGTGCCTATCGTAACGTTGCTAAAGCCACCAGAGCCATTACCGTATAGAATGGATGTACCACTGGTTGCTGGTGCATAGTCAGTACCGGATACAGCAGCAGTGAATGCTGAAGAACCATTACCTTTTACGATACCTGTTATGCTTGAAACACCAGTACCACCATTAGCAACTGCTACTGTACCAGTGACATTGCCTGCGTTACCACTGATGTCTCCTGTTATCTTTGATCCAGCTAAGGCTGTAAGCCATGTTGGGTTTGAATAGCTACCACCTGTAGATACACCGTCAGCGATGCTGTAACCACTTAGCGTTGTAGGTGTACTGCTTATTTTACTCCAAGCTAACGATGTAATCCATGTTGGATCTGCATAACTACCATTTGTGTATACACCATTCGTTACTGTACCAGCATTACCTGTGATGTCAATACCCCAGGTTCCTGTAACTGACGCTGGTGCAATGTTCTTCCAGTATTGGTTTGCTGAATCATACTGAAGTATATCATTATTGGCAACAGAAGTAATCTTAACATTGTGTAGCTCATCCAGTTCCCAACCGTTGTTAATATTCAGGAACAACTCACCTGAAGAGGCGTTAACCTTAACAACCCAACCTAGAAATACCGTATGTGCTGGTGCTGATGGTCTTGTTGCTGTAAACCCACCAGCAGTCTGTGATAAGTACACATCGTCACCAGCAGTGAATGCACTGGTATCAATACCTCTAATCACACCAAAGGTGGCTACAAAGCCTTCTGCACCGTTAGCAATGTCTTCTGCTGTTACACCTAGTGTAGGTGCGGACAAGGATTCCGTATCTGCATCAGCAAGTACTACACTGGGTCGTTGTCCTTGAGCACCTGATACAGCAACTACCTTACCTTTTGTAATCGTAGAGCCTGAACCATTGTATACTAAGACAACATTCTCCTGACCTACCTGGAGATCAACATTGTTACCCTTTAGGCGTGTAACTAATGATCCATCACCATTGTCATACCATAATTTACCTACAGCACCAGTAACCGTAGCTGCTGTGTCAAACTGTATGAAGTCTGGTGAGCTAATACCACCAGTGATACTGTCTAGGCTTGTGATGTTTGTGTTAGCACCTGAGTTAGCAGCACCTAAGGTGTTGTAACTGATTGTTCTTGCTACAGAACCATCAAAGGTAGTTCCTGATGCGTCACCACTACCACTATTGTTGAAAGTAACTGCATTGGTTGTTGTACCACCACTACCAGCAGCAACAGTATCCCAACCGAATGCTGTCCCACTCCACTTAAGGTAGGTATTTGATGTGGTAGGAGCATCAATAAAGCCTGTGGTGTCAGCACCAAGCTGGTAAACAATCTTGTTAGCAGCACCACCAGCAATCGCTGTTGCAGTACCTGCATTACCACTGATGTTACCAGTGATCTTTGATCCAGCCAGTGATGTAATCCACGTAGGATTACTATAGCTACCACCAGTGCTTACACCATCAGTGATACCATAGCCTGACAGTGTTGTTGGTGTTGATGTAATCTTAGACCAAGCTAATGCTGTGATCCATGAAGGATTACTGTAGCTACCAGTCGTGTATACACCGTTAGTGACAGTACCTGCACTGCCTAGAATATCAATATTCCAAGTACCAGTAGCATTCGTACCTGTGATGCTAGGAGCACCAAGGGTGTTGTAGCTGATTGTACGGGCTACCGAGCCATTAAAGGATACTGGTGAGGCTGCGCCAGAACCGCTGCTGTTAAACGTCACTGAGTAGGTTGTAGTGCCTCCACCACCTCCTCCGCCGCCACCAGCAATCCAAGATAGGTTACCTTCACCATCTGTGGAGAGAACTTCTCCAGCATGTCCTGTCTGATCTGGTAGTAGTTCTGTGATGCTCATCTGTCCTTGTTTGAACATCTGAACCACAGCATCACTAGCGATACGTGTTACGTAACCAGCATTGATTTGTTGTCCGTTAGATAGTTCAACAACTAACTGATCATCAAAGTCAATGAATACATTGGTAACACTTACACCATCAACACCATCCCTACCATCTTTACCATCAATACCATCTTTACCTGGACGACCATCAATACCGTTTGTACCGTCACGGCCATCCTTACCGTTTACACCATCCTTACCATCTCTACCAGGATCACCTTTCTTTGTAGAAAGATCTTTGATCTCGTTGTACTTAGCGGTAAGTCTATCTTCAATCTGTTTAAAGGCATCAACGATGTAAGCGGATTTAGTCTTGTTTACCTCCAGATCATGTTTCTGTTTCTCTTCACGAAGACCAGCAATTAACTCTTTCAACAAGAGTTTCTTATCTCGTGAAGAAGCCTGCATTACTGCATCAATAAGTTCTTTAGCCATTGTCGGTCAACTTATCAAGTAGTTCGTTGAGCATATCTTCATCACCAGGGAGTACACCAGCTTTACTCATCTGCATTTCTACAATCTTGGTGTTGTTCGCTAAGTCAGCTTCTTTGAGCATTAACTCTGCTATCTTGACTCTACGGTCAAACTCAGTCTTAGCAGCATCGTCTTGGTTTGGTAAGTTCTTAGACACTGCTGCCATTATTTTAGCACGAGTCTCTTCAGGAAGCAACTGTGCTTCTATCGCTGTCTTCTGAGCCTCAGCAGCATCCTTAGCGGCTTTAGCTTGTTTCTCTCGGACACTAGCTTCAGCATCTGCTAACTGCAACTGTGCTGCTTGCTGTTGTATCTGCTGCTGTTGTGGATCTGGTTGAGCAAGTTGAGCCAACTGAGCTAACAATGTTTCTTTGTTAGGCAACGAAGAAGTCTCAATAACACCTTGTAGCAACAAAGGAACGATAGGACTGTTCGGACCAAGTGTAGACAATAGCGCAAGTATCTGTGCTTGTTCAAACTCTCTTGCTATCATGCCCATCGTACCTGTAGCAACAAAGTCAAAGTCTTGTACTGGATAGCGATCAGGACTAAACTGCATGTATCTCCATGCTGCTTTCTCTACAAAAGGAATCAAGAAGTCTTCTTGGAAGTTAACCAACGATCTCTTGTTCTTTTTAATCAGTCCGGACACTGCCATAGCAAGTCCAGCAGTGGCTGCTTCACCACCAGAGACCTGTGCAGGGAGGTTTGCTGTGTCTAATGTACCTGTAGCCTGCAACATCATCCTTTCAAAGACCTGTGCAGACTGTAAATTAGCTGGGTCTGTGTTACCAAACTTGAATGGTGTTAAGATTTCGTTAGGATTACCGTTAGTTAGGATGGTTTTACCAGGACGAATCTCAAATTTAGCTCCTCTAGGCAGTCTTGTAGCGTCTACAGCCATCATAGGAGCTGTTGTAAGCCCCAAAGAGTCTAAATGACTACGTAACTGAGCATCAACAGCCTTTTGCATGTTGTATGCCTTCTCAGCCGTTCCTCGACCCCAGAAACGACCAGGAATTGAGTCAGCTTGGTAAGCAACTACAGGTCTATCTTGCATCATAAACGGGTTTTCTTCAGCCTTTAGCAGGGCTTCTCCGTTAGCAATGACCACCATAGCCTCAACCATGTCTGAATATAGCTCATCATCCTCATAAGCCATGTCATCAGGGTTTGCTAATAGCTTTCTAGGCACTAAACCATAGTACCTTAACATAAGAATCTTGTCATTCTGGTAATATGTTAGGTCTTGATCAGGCTCTAAGTCAGTATCTACAGCAGCATCACCAAGTGCAACTGCTTTGTATACACCATCTTCCATGCCTTTGATGACTGCATGTCTACCTACATACTCTTCAATGGCACAACCCATAGCATCTTCAATGCTTGTTGAGTTAGGATCAATGATAAAGTTCTTAGGATTGATGGGTTTTAACTGCACAGCAATGCGATTGTTGGTTCGGACACCAATCATAGACAGTCCAGGCTGTGCTGAAGGCTGTGTAGCTGGAGCCATCTCCTTCTTTTGCTTAACAATGATCTCACCGATACCAGTACCATAGATCTCAGCTAAGGTCATGACATTACCAATAGCTTTTCTGATCTTGTCTTTCTTAAAATCTTCAGACAAACGAGTACGTAAGATCTCAATGTCTTGTTTATCCTGGTCAGCAACGTCATCACTGATGTCGAAGAACTGTCCTTTAGCGAACACAGCTTCTTCAAGATCAGCTTGTTTGTTGTCTACTGCTTGCTGTAGGGCAGGGGAGATGATCTTTGAACGCTCAGACTGTCTGGTTTTATCTTCATCAGCCCAGATTCCACGCCAAAGACGTTCATACTCTTCCCATCTTGGGAGGTAATTCTCATCTCTGTGGTCCCTCCAGTTGTTGCATCGATCCATCACAAATGCTACTAGAGCATTCTGAGGAGTGATTTCGGATTCAAATTTCATGTTTGGTTATCCTAATAGCCTGCTACTTGGTCCAATACTTCAAACTCTTCTTCATCAAGGTTTTGATTCCAGTTTGCAGTTTGTATTTGATCAATGTAGCTAAGTGCATCAATCAAATCATCATGTGTCTTAGTGTCTGGGAACTGCATCAGTTGGTCTAAGAACTGATAATTCCAGTCACCTTCATTTAAAACAATCCTACCATGCTCAAATCGACCCTGTAGTGACCAAACAATCCTATCTGCTTTCTTCTTATTACCATGCGTTAGTTCTTCAATCCTAGGATAGAACCCATTCCTACGCATTAGATCGTGCATATAAGGCATCACTGCATTCTTCAGCGCACCTTTCTCTATCCCAACACAACTAACTCTGTAATCCTTTGCAGCCTTTAATATACGTACTGCTGTCTCTCGGACATCCCACCTACCGTGTAGTATGTCAGCAACCCACCAACCTTTGGTGTTAACCTTAACAATGGCTATCGCTGTCTCATCCAGTTTCGAATTCTTCGACTTGTTCGTCTGAGAAGAATCCGAGAAACCACATAGATCCACCGCCATAAAGTAGTTACCTTCATCAGGTTCCTCGTCGCTTACCTTAATCCATTCTTCCTTAAATATCTCACTCTGAGATGCTTCAAACGAAGCCATAAACTCTTGTCTGAAAGCAAAGCTAGACATTGAACCTTTAGCAGCTTCAATCTCTGCTGGATCTAACAATGGATTATCAAAGCTAGTGAAGTGCCATGCCTTGTAATCCTTATCCTTACCACTATCACCTAGCCTATACAGTTCATAGAAGTGGTTTCTACCCATTGGTGTACCAATGAACATTGCTCTACCCTTCTGATCCGCTAAAGCAGGTCTTAAGATCTGTTCGAACACCTGTGGCTTCATATCAGCGTATTCGTCCATCACTAGATACTTTAAGCTGACACCACGCATTGTCTCTGGTCTATCTGCACCCTTTAGTGAGATCATTGCACCATTGACTAAGGTAATCTGCATGTTGTTAACATGACTACCTTTAATGACTGTATGGCCTAGCTCTAACAGCGTAGTCCACATAATATCTCTAGCTTGACCTTGCGTTGGCGCTACATACCAGACATGACCCTTTTCAGTCTGTAGTGCCTCTATGATCAGTGTCCAAGCTGCTAACCTAGATTTACCTGTACGTCTACCAGCAGCGATGATTTTAAACCTTGCTGGATCTTTAAAGACATCTTGTTGCCAGGGAAGTAACTTAACTTGTAGATCCATCCTCTTCTTCTTCGTAATCAATCAACGTGGTTTCTACCTCAACAGGTTCATGCTCAATCATTTCTACTGGATTATCATTTACTCCAGTGATGTTGATGGTAATGGCTCTAGAGCCTCCTCCAACACCTTTCTCTTCAAAATAAGATACTGGCAACATCCTATCAACACACAACTTCAGTGCTGCCATCTGATCCTTATCCTCATCATTCAATGCTTTGTGAACAATCTTACGGATAATAGCCTGTGAGTGTGTCAGCAACAGCGAAGCTGTTAACTCTTTAATCCTTGCCGCTTCACCAGGAGGTCTACCTCTTTTAGCTCTTTTGATGTACTTCTGTACCTCTTCCTTCTTTGGTCTTCCTCTTTTCCTTTTTTTGGCAGGCACTTTCTTTTCTTCATTGACTGCCACAACATCCTGGCTGACCGATGAAGGTAGCGAACAAAGATCAGATGATACAACTTCAGTTTTAATTTCGGACATCACTACCTCTATATAGTTTCTCTGCCGGAAGGCAGGACTGTAGGGTGTATATAATTTTATGTATCTACAATGTAGTGTATGACGATAAGTTATAAGTCTATTACTGAATTGTTTTTATACAATGTTTTGTTCATAGCCTACATAGAAGGACTTATTGTAGCATACAAATGATATTGTTGTAAAGACTCTTGACTACTACTGTAGGGTTATTGTCAGTGCAGACTGTGCTTTAACCAGTGCAGATTCAGTGCAGACTACACACCAATCAAGGCTTTAGCGGGACTCCATTAACATGGTGTCTTAGGCTCCGCAGAGGCTTTATAGATAACCTATTGATTCTTAAGAGATTTCTTAATAGTAATGAATTATCATTATCAAGTTACTTTTTAGCTTTTTTTGTGGCTAAGAAGCACCACAACAATTTACTACACAACTCTACCCCCTCCCCCTATGTTGATAACCTGTGGATAACTATGATGTTATCTGTGGATAACCTGTTAGTAACCTGTGGATAACTATGTTGGTAGCTGTGCAGGCTGTGCAGATAGTAAAAGGGTGTGACTGTGTAGCACCCTATTGAGATACATAGAGATACTTTATCATCGCCTAAGACTGTGCAGCCAGTGCAGGCTGTGCAGCTGTTCCACGTGAAACGTTGTATTCGAACAACACTACCGTTCATCCTGGATTATTGTTCGTTCGTCGGATAGGCCTGAAATGCCATTGACAAGGCAAAATCAGCTAGGTAGTATGAACACATCGACAAAGCAATTCCGCTAAGTCAACTACGGAGAAACAATCATGAGCAAAGCAACTTACAACGGCTGGACTAACTACGCTACCTGGAGAATCAACCTAGAAATGTTCGATGGTTCTGAGGATACTTGGAGTGCTGACAGTGCACGGGAATTTGTCGAAGAAATAATCTATTCGACCACCACTGAAGGTGTTGCCCGTGATTATGCATTGGCATTTATCGCTGATGTAAACTGGTATGAGATCGCTGCACACTATCAGGAAGAAACAGTATGAACTTAGACATAAAGACGAAAGACGGTGATAGAGTATGCTTAAGTCAGCATGAGGATGGACTGTGGTTGTCTATCTGGTTGTTTAGGGGACATGCTAGCGTACCTATCTCGTTAGATGATGCTACTGAGCTTAGAGATGCTTTAAACATATTCTTGGAGGATGCTGATGATTACGAATAAATCTAGTGATCTTGTGTTGTATCTTGGTGGTAGTGCTTTCGGTGTATTGTTCGCTGTACTTATCTTTTTAGGGGTTTAGTATGTATAAACTTCATTATTTTCACGGTACAGAAAGGTTAAAAGACATTAGAGCCATCACTAATGAGCAATTCAATGCACTGGGTGGTAAGCGTTCAAAGGCTAATTACTACGACTCATTCAAGCGATTAGCAGGGCTAACCGAAGATAACGTGCTTTTGCCAGTAGAACGTGCAATCCAATATCGGAAATATGCTAGCTTGCATACTTGTAATGCTAAATGCTTGAATGGAAAAGAGACCGGTATATGTGAGTGCCAATGTGGAGGAAAAAACCACGGCTTAGGTTCTATACAATAGGGATTCAATAAAATGATTCAGTTATACTTCAACGGCAAGCCTTGTGAGATAGTTAGCAGGGACTCTACAGACGGTACAGTCTGTATACGCTATGCTGCTGATCATCCGAATTGGCCCTTCCCTAATTATACTTGGGTAGATCCTAGCGTATTGTCTAAACTTAGGCAGTCTAAACACGCTAAGCGATTAGAGGCTCTACAAGGCATTGAAGATGCACTCATGTAGGTTAACTACAATGTAAGGGTCATGTAAGTTTAGTGTGGTAAAATAGCAACACTATGTATGCTATGGAGACTGCACGTCATGAACAAAAGAAATCTACTCAAGGAACGCAAAAGGCTTAATCAATTACACGGGCATAAGTATAAACGACACTTTATCAGCGAAGGCTTTTATTGTTTTTACTGCGCCGACCCTGCTAATGTCTTAGATCATGTTCCGCCATTAACGGTTATGGACAATTTAGACTATGACTATAGGAGAAAAAACGACATTCCATGCTCATTGATTACATGTTGTAATGAGTGTAATACGGCTCTAGGCAACAAAAAACTGTTTACAGTGATGGATAGGCTTATTTTCTTAGAATCTTACTATGACGTTAAACTTCAAAAGCAAAGGAGCTTATGGACTGATGACGAAATTGACGAACTTGGACGAAACCTTAAAGACTTTGTTAGAGCTAGGCAAGAAATGGCTAGTCGTTTCATGTACAAAATACGAGCCATTCAAAACCGTCAAATAAGGCCTGAGACGTTTCCGTCCTTTGCGGAGTCCACCTTAGCCTAGATCGTCGCTTCTAGGCCTGTTTTAATCGATTCTAGAGGGTATTCTATGACTAAAGAAATGTTGGATGAATTGCTGTACCTGATTGAGCTTCAAATCAAGGCTAACATTGCCATTGCATTAGGTCATGCTGATGCTGCGGACAAAGAAGCGGAAAAGGAGCATGTTCAATACTACAGACTTGTTTCGTTGATTGACTCTATGAAGGATGATCTTAAATGAGATGTTTATCATGCAATGAAGCCTTAAGCGACTACGAAGCCTCTAGGCGTAGTGTTCGAACACACCAGTACATTGACCTATGCAATGGATGTTTCAAGTATGTTCGAGATGAAATAGCTGCTGTTGGTAATGTACGATTGATCAATGAAGGAGATGAAGACAAAAAACTTACTGATGAATGACTTGACAACTTTGGTTTTTTCTGATACCCTAAATCTATATAGGCTATGTAGGCTACTTAGGCTATGTACTAAGTATATACATATTTAATATATACTTAGTACTTAGTCTAAATAGCCTATGTACAGTAGGGCTTAATGAAAGGATTGTTCGAAATGTACCCTGACGATGAGTTTTTACCTGAAGAAGCATTTGATTACACTAAAGGTGAGTATGAAGATATGCACGAAGACCATAACATCAATGATGTACTGAATCGTTTTGTTCGCTTATGCCAGGAATATGGTTTTTACTTTATGATGCGTCAGTTAACTAAGGCTTTGAATGCTAAAGGGTTCAACGTATGATTAAGCGTATACAGCCACGAAAGCGCAAGGTTAACCCCTACGTAGCCTACCTAGAGAATCATGGCCGTCATGCCACCTTAGAAGACCTCCTAGAGGCATTCCCTAACAAGACCTCCAAGCAGATAAGAGACTCTATGTCTAAGTTAGTGGATAACTACACTGTTGATAGGGATATTAGGAAGGATGATCATCAATACTTGATATCATATTCTCTTGGTGGTTACAACACCAGGGACAACACTGGTATCTGTTGGCATAACCCTTTTAATCTGAGGACAACATGAGCAGAGAAGCTATGCAGATGGCGCTTGAGGCGCTGGAGGATTCAAACGATGTGGCTCGCATGGAATTTGGTGACGAAGATTACTACTCGGAAGCGATTAACGCCTTGCGCCAAGCACTTGTCGATGCCGACGACACATCGCAAAAACGTGTCGATGAAATGGTGAAAACTGAACACGGCAAAAAAATCGAGATTGCACTGGCTTATCAGCGAGGATGGGATGCAGCAGTGGCGCAACAAGAGCCGGTGGCGTGGATGTATGTCAATGAAGACGGTGAATGTGAGCAGATTGAGTACGGCCCTGTATTTGATGACCCTGGGGTAACGCCGCTTTACACCGCACCACCAAAGAAAGAATGGGTGGGGCTGACGGCTTATGAAATACAAGAGATCCATTCAGGAAATCAGCACTGGGGTGATTTTGCGGAATCTATTGAAGAAAAACTCAAGGAGAAGAACACATGAGCGACAGAGACCTAATGCAGCAGGCGCTGGATGCAATGATGACGATCAGACCATACGAAGTAGTCGACTACGACCAGCTGGAAGCGTCTATCACCGCCCTGCGCCAAGCACTGGAGACAGAGCAAGAGCCGGTAGCGTGGGCAAGTAGCCTAGATTTTGATGATGACGATCAAGAAATCATTCCAGCTAAAGACAAAGGCAAATTAGGCACTAGCAATTGCGACATACCGCTCTACACCGCACCACCAAAGCGTGAATGGGTTTCGCTGACGGATGAGGAGATTGACGCCCTGCGCCAAGCACGTTCGTTGACCGATGAATTGATGGACTGCGTTGAGGCGTGCACAACATGGTGTGGACTATGCGGTCGCAACCCTTGGCACCGCAACCAGCCTTGAGCACTTATCCAAACTCATTAAGCTAGTTGACCGGGTTGTCTTTTGCTTTGATGGCGACGCTGCGGGTCGCCGAGCTGCTTGGAAGGCGCTCAACACAGCATTGCCGCTTGCCATCGA